AAAAAAATTGTAAGTCTTAATAAATGAAAACAATTGCAACGGATTTATTTAATATAATTTTATCCGTATTTATCCACATTTTATTTAATTCAGTTAGTAAAGCTTTTGCCTAATAGGTAAACAGTTCATCTATTTACCTTAATTGATCCGGTACACCAAGGGTACAATTCCTGGGGGAGGGGTATCCGTCTCTTAGAATTTTCGGTATATTTTGTAAACATAGCGTTATATTACATTATGCTATGGATTGGCCCAACTTAACTGATGATGATCAAGTAAGGTTAGAAGATGCTATCACTCAGGGAGATGAATTTAGAAAGAAGTTATTAATCTTTAGAAGTGGTTTAATATCTGAAAAATATCGATGGTTACAGTTAGAAGCACATAAAATCTATGATTCTTTATCAGAACGAGAGTTGCAGGTGTTTAAAATGAGAACAAAGCAACATACGTTTCCCCAAATAGCTTCTGTTTTAGACATCAGCGTATCGTCAGCAAAAACATACTGGCGAAGGAGTTTAGCGAAGTGTGCAAAGGGTTGGGAGTCATCTGTATAGGTAATATGTAGAAAGGAGTATCTAATGGGTGATCAATAATGCCATACGGAGTTTATGCTAAAAGAAAAAAAAGAAAAAAGCGTAAAAAGACCAGTAGGAAGACCAAAAAAAGCACTAGACGTTAAACAGATCGAAATGCTTGCGGGGTTCGGCTGTACTTTATTTGAAATGGCTGAATTTTTCTCTGTAGATGAATCTACATTAAGAAAGAATTATTCAGATGTTATTAAAAAGGGAAAGCAGGGGTTAAAATTACGATTGAGGCAACTTCAGCTAAAATTTGCCAGCCAAGGATCGGTTCCGCTTTTGATCTTTCTGGGAAAGAATTTTCTAGGACAAACAGATAAACAGCAGGTCGATATGACCGGCAATTTAGAAACTGTATTAAGAGAATGTGGTTTCGAGGAAAGTGATATTGGTAAAAAAGATACTAAACCGGATAAAATTTTGGAAACTGATGGATTACGAACCGACGAAGAATCAGTTAGACGTGCATTCGTCCCGGGCGAAATTCCGAATTAACATACAAGGTCGTAGATCTGGAAAATCTTGGAGTGCAGCAAAGGAGATTGAGCCTTGGTTGTTAAGTCCAAATACGAGAGGATGGATAGTTGCACCTACATACGAACTTGCAGATAAGATTGGAAGAATAGTAAAAGAGGATATTTTATTAAAGTTAAAATTGCCAGTAGCGGCAAAAAAAGAAATTAGTGGACAGTTGTATTACGTTAAACTAGCAGGACTTAATTCAGAACTGTGGGTAAAGTCGGCAGATTCTCCAGAATCTTTAATTGGCGAGGGTCTTTGACCCGAAAGGGTCATAGGGATAAAAACTTGATTATTTAGTTATAGATGAAGCAGCAGCAATAAAGAAAATAGTATGGGAACAATATTTAAGACCAACATTGTCCGACAGAAGTGGATGGTGTTTAATGACTTCGACCCCCAGGGGTTTTAATTGGTTATTCGACTTATATGAGCGCGGTCAATCGGATGATTTCCCAGAATGGGAGAGTTGGCAACATCCTAGTGCGGAGTCTCCATACTTCAGAGATGACATTGAAGAGTTAAAAAGGACGTTAACATTAGAAACGTATTTACAGGAATATGAAGCACAATTCACCTCGTTCACGGGAAAAGTATACCCATTCATTCACTCAACCCATATTGTTCCAGGGCTTAAGTATAACCCCGACCTGGAAACCTTTATCAGTATTGATTTCGGGTTTAGGATGCCCGCTGTCGGATTTTACAACGTCAAACGAAACGAAGAAGGTAAGGATACAATATATCAGTTTGACGAAATCTGCCATGAAGAAAACATAAAAACGGAAGATTTAATTGATAAGATATTACAGAAAGGGTATAAAGTGGATACGTACTACGGAGATCCTGCCGGTGGTGGTGTTCAAAGTCAATCAGGTGTGTCGGAAATTCAGCAGTTTGCCAGGAGAGGTATTTTTATACGTACCCGTAGTGATTCAGCGTCTAGGAACATTGTGAACGGAGTGAATCATGTTAGATCTTGGTTTGAAGATGCAAATGGTAAACCTCATTTCTTTGTTTCTGATAAATGTAAAGGTAGTATACAAAGTTATGACAATTATAGATATCCTGAAAAAAAGGAAGATCAAAGAATTAAAGAAGAACCCTTGAAAGATGGAAGATCGGACCATATGTGCGATGCAACTCGCTATTTATGCGTAAACGTTTTTCCTATTAAAAGAAACAAAGCCGGAGTAATCGATTGGTAACAGTAAAAGATATTAGTCAAGAAGCTATAATAGATAGCCTATCGGAAGTCTTATCCGTAATAGAAACAAATAGACAAAAAGAGCGTGAATACCTTTTAGATTTTTATGAAGGAATAAATCTTCACGACTATATACAAAAATATTTTGGTACAGAGTCTTTGCAGCAAGTACCAATATTTGAACAGAATTTAACAAAGCGTGTATGTTCGCTGAGAAGTCAAACATATCGAAAACCGCCTAAAATGAATACGGATAGTCGTTATCTAGACCATATAAATGAGTCAGGGTTAATAGCGACTAGACGACAATTAGAGCGTTTAACTTTTTTACTTGGCAGTATGTGTTTTCGTAGCCGTTGGTCAGATTTAACCCAACAAATAGAGTATGAAAACATAAGTTTTTTTGAGCCACTGTTCTTACCTGGCGAGGGGAATAAAAGACCTTGGGGCATCATGTATGCTATCGAAAATCAAGGAATGTCCAAAATGGAACGTACAAAGTTTGCAATATGGACAGAAGATAGACCGGAAAAACGTGGAATGCATTTTTTAATTGATTCAGATGGTAATAAAGAAAGTGTTAATCCAGGAGATGTTAATCCTTATGGTTTACTTCCGGTTGTATTTACTCATAGATATCAGCCTATACGTGATTTTTACGTGGGCGGTGCAAACGATCTAGTTTCAGCGGATCTAGCAATATCAGTAGCACTTACAGAATTAAGTTTATGTATTCGGTATGGGGCTATTGGAATTAAATATATTACCAATTGCGATGATAGCAGTCGTATCACATTAGGTGTAGATAAAATACTTTACCTTCCAGAAAATTCATCACTAGGAGTAACGGCTCCAAGTGGGAATTTAAATGATATTGTAGAATCGACAAAATTCATGGTAATGGCAACATTGCAGAATAATCATATACGTATTAAATACTCTGATGTAGCAGGAAATGCGCCAAGTGCGGAATCATTACGGATTCAGGAAATTGAAAATACATCAGAAAATGAAGCAGCAATGGAAGATATATGGCGACCATTTGAAAAAGCAAGATACAATGTAGATCGTAAGATAATCGAAGTGCAGACAGGTATAAAATTAAGCCCTGATTATTCTTGTGATTTCTCTCATCAGAATTATCCTATGACTACTATGGATGAAATTGCATATTGGTCTTGGAGATTTGAGAATAATCTTGCAGAGCCTGTCGAGTGGTTTGATTTTCAAAATCCCGATGCCCTGGAAGAAGTGCGACAAGAGTTTATACAACGTACAAAGGAAAAAGAACAGCAGCCCACCAATCGATTGCTTTCCCGCTTAAGCAACGGAGAGTAGTATGGAAAAACTTATAGACCAAGCGGTTAAGGATTTCCTTGACCAACTTGGTAAAGCACAAGAAGAATTCTTTCAAGATATAGAGCAACTCGAAGAAGAGGGGCTGTCAATGGAAGAAATTATGATTGCTTTAGGCGCATTATCTATAGCTGATTATTTTTTAGAAGACTTAGGTATGCAAATAGCTGTTGACAGTTATTTATCTAGTCTTAACAGATTGTTAGATGATTTATATATGTTTGGTAGAATTACAGAAGCACAATTACAAGCATTACGCAATGCTCAAGAAGCGTCAATTTATACATATGTAAATTCCCTTGGAGAAGAATTAAGGATGACAACAATGCAGGGAATATCTAGCAATTTAGGAATGAATGATCTGAAAGAATTCACAAAAAGATCTCCTAATTTTAAAGATTCGGAGATTGATAAAAATATTGGAGATGGAATTGCCACATTTAATCGTAGTGTGGTAGGTGTAATGATTGTTGGTTCATCTCCTGGTACAAAATTATGGTACGATGGTCCACTTGATAAAAAGACACGTCCTATATGCAGAAAAATGCTTTCAGTTGGTGGGTTGACCGCTAAACAATGGGAAACAAATTTCCCAGGGGCATTACAAGATGGTGGTGGAGTAAACTGTAGGCATCGTCATGTTGGCGGAGAAGCAACAAACGTTAGAATAAAGAAAAGTGTGCGTGCTAAACAGGAAATAGTGCGGATTGATAAAAAAAGAAGTAAAAAGAATTTATCACCATTAAAATATCAAACATTTCAAGAGTATGTTCAAAGTTCCCAAGCTAAGTAAGTTATTAGATATAGATTCGCAGTTTTTAAAAGAACTAGCAGATGATATGTCTGTATCTCATAAAGAAGATGTTATAAAAAATGCGAGAGATCCTAATAGACGTGCATTTGAACCTCTAAGTGATAATAAAAATATTTACTATAAGCCAGAGGGTAGAAAAATAAGTTATAAAGAATATAAGATGAAAATGTATGGTACTACGGAACCGAATTTAAAAGCAAGTGGTAAAATGTTTAAAAGTTTTAAACGTCTTGGAGAACCAAAATTCAAAGGTGCGGAATTTATGGTTAGATATGGAATAGATGATGCAAAAGAAGCAGGAAAGCTAGTAGGACACTTAACAGGTGCAAAATTTAAGAATTCAACAAAACGATTACCGAAAAGACCGATATCTGTAGCTAATAAACCATTTAGCGATCATACTGTCAACCTTTTGCTTAAAAAAGTAGCGGGTCGTATCAAAAAGAATTTTGAAAAAATAACCGGACGCAAAATTGAAGTAGTTGAAATCTGAAAGGATTAAACATGGACCAAGATAAGGTCGCTCAGAATGAGCAAGTCTCCCAGACTCAAAGCGGGAATGAGGAATCCAGTAATTTGCCAAATACTGGTGAACTAGTATACGAAGCCAAGAAGGCTCGAAAAAAGGCACAGGAAGCACAAGCCAAAGTTGAACAGCTTCAATCACAGATTAAAGCTATTGAGGATGCTAAACTCAAGGAACAGGAAAACTATAAACAGCTTTCCGAACGTCTAGAAGAGGAGAATGATTCTCTGAAAAATGACGCTGACAAAGGTCGTAAATTGGTCGATAGACTAAAGTCAGAAGCTTTGGAATCACTACCTGAAGAGGGTCGAAAGTTTGCAGAAGATATGGATGTTGAAAAAGCCATGGATTTTGTAAAATACTTCGATCAACAAACGAAACCTGCAACGACTAATGAATCAGCATCTAGTCCGACTCCATCTGATACTCGTAATCCGTTTTCGGAATTATCGAAGGATGAGAGACAGGCGAATTGGGATGCGATTTTACAGTCATATCAAGGAAGAAATTAATAAATGGCTAATGTAACTCTGACGACAGCTGCTTCATTTATTCCTGAAATATGGACTTTGGGCGTGGATAATTATATGCGTAGAAGTCTTGTTTGGGAAAATTTAGTAGATAGTTCGTTAAGTGGAACAGTTAAGGCAATGGGGGATACTTTCAGAATCCCTAAGTTAGCAGAAGATTCAGACGCGGCAAAAGCGGCTGGAACGGAAGTTAGCTTTGCTGCCAATACGCACGGAAGTGTCAGCCTTGTAATTAGTGAACATCGTTATTCAGCAAAATTGATAGACGATATTGCAAAAATACAAGGATTACCAGGACTTTTTGAGAAAGAAGTTTCAGGTATGGGGTATAGTTTAGCAAAAACTCAAGATGCTTACATCGAGAGTGTTTGTGAAGGCGATACCGATGGCGGTGCAACAATTGGCTCTGACAATACCTTAACTGCCGCTGAAGTAAGAGCAGCACTCGTAGCTATGATGAATGCAGACATTCCTGTAGATCAATGTAATCTTGTAGTGAGTCCTGATTGTTATGGATCACTATTAGCGATTAGCGATTTCGCTGACGCTAGTAAATTTGGGGCCGGACAAGCACCAAGTTATAACGGATTAATTGGGCGACTCTACGGCATGAATGTATTCACTTCATCAGTTATGGGAAGTGCAGCCGATGCTGGAACGGAAGTAGCATATTGCTTACATCCTTCCGCAATTTCCTTTGCTCGTCAAGCAGGCCCAAGAGTGAATAGTGATTATGCTGTATCATGGATCGGACACCGAGTGGTTGCCGATATTCTTTATGGTGCAGTACTTGTTCATTCAGGTCGTGTCTACGAATTTAGGAATCCGTAAGCTGAGTTAAACTCTATATAGGGGTGTCAGCAAGATACCAGATCATCGGTAGATACCCCTATACTTTCTATTACCTTCCCCGATAAAACGGCTATCAAAGCCAAATTAGGAGTATAAAATTTTGCCCAATTACGAATATATATGCAAAACGTGTAGAAAACGCTTTGAGGTGATGCTTCCAATTACTCATCATGCGAAACCGATTCATTGTAAATGCGGTGAAAGAGCAAAGCGTTTAATGAGCGCACCTGCATTTAAAGTTCCTGGTGGCCCAACATATGAAGCGAGAGCAGAAGCTGATTCAAGAAGAATGGTAGAAAAAAACAAAAAATCGTACAATTTAATAGATGAGTAAGTCATCCTTCTGATTATATAGTAGATGCCCATGGGAATCACTCACGCCCGGTAAGGCATTAATAGACAAGAAGGAGTATATATGTCAGTAAAATTTTCAGTAGTAGAAGGAATTAACGCAGATACGAATGCAAAATGGTCTGTGAGTTCTAGGCTTGATATCTCATCAGCAACCGAAGTAGTAAAAGAATTGTCGGTAAATACAAATCATTTAATGTGCTATTCAGATAGTGCAATTTTATTTCGATTTGATTTAGTGTCTACAAATAATCAAATTAGTGCAAATAATGATGTAGTTATGCCTGCGGGTACATTATTTACAATTCGTGTTCCAAATGGGTTGGCACCAGAGGATGGTGGAAGTGATGAGAATGTGCATTTTCACGCAAAGCAAGTTGATAGTGCATCAGGTAAATATTTAAGGTTAGTAGAATGTTAGTTAATGGTTTAACTCAATTTATACCACCAAATTTTGCAGATGGTGGAACAATGACCGGAGATCTTACCATTACCGGTGATCTTTTAGTTCAAGGGCAAGGTACACTAAGTTTTGATGAAGTTTTAGAAGGAACAAAAGTTGTTGATGTTACTGACACAGAAGCATTCTTAGTTCGGAAAAATAGTGATGGCGGTGACGTATTCACAGTGGATACTACTAATTCAAAAATTATTGCTCCTACAATAAATGCAACCACTGCAATACAAACAGGTGGTTCAACAAGAATTGACTCAAGTGGCGCATATTCCGGTACATCGGGAACTT